GGAGTAGGCCTTCGTTCATATTGGTCACCAGTACATAGTTACAGTTTTGCTCTTATCCCCATATGGAGCATGCAGGTAGATACCGCCGTGAGATGTTCCGGTATCGTTGTCGCCGTCACCATTTGGACCAATGCCAGGCTTATAGACGAAGCCATACATATCAGCCTTACTATTCCGACTGCAATTCTCTTGGTCCCGGCAGTTCTTCAGCGGATTTTTGACGATGAATGTCTTGCCGGAGGCGAAGGCAAATTTCACCGGACCTGGGCCGAGTTCGTCACCGCTCTTCGGGATTCGCCACGCCTGCCGCCCGCCGTTCCTCACCCCATAACTGGCATAGGTTACGCTGTGTAAATAGTCGCCGGCCGGCGTGTCTGGAATGTTCGGCGCAACCGCTCCGGCAACATACGAGTAACTCTGGCCGCCGGCCATCTTGATGACCATCTTCAGCGGCCGCATGTATTGATGGCCCGGATTCTTCATCAGGAAAACCGGACAACCTTTATACGGCTGTCCCTTCCGCGCCATCTCATTGTTGACCGTGACGGCTACGACATCAGCATCAGTCAAGGTTCGGAAAAGGATACAGGCTGCGCCGTTGCCCTGATCTGAGTCGTTTTCCCAAGTGACTTTATATGGAAATGGCTTGAGAGTTGGCACTGGCGCGTCGGTCCACGTGTGTTTGCACTTCGGGCAAGTCGGCATTATTGGATCTCCTCAAATTCGCCCTGGCCGGCCGGCGAAACAGCTGCGGGCTCGAACTTCTCTTCGGCAGGAACAACCGGGATGACGATATCCTTGCCTTTTTCCAGAGCCTCCATGATCTTGCTGGCGTTGGCCTTCATGTACTCGGCAACTTTGTCGAGCACTCCGGAGAAATCCCCCTCGGCAGCCTGATCGGTGTCGGTGCGGTTGGTCGCCCCGGCGGCATCAATCCGCATACTGGTCCCGGCGGTCAGAAAAATGTCCGTGTCCCGGTTGTTGATTGTGCAGCCCGCCAGCAGGCACAGGCCAAGAATTGCCAGAAGTGTTTTCATTTCGTTCCCCCAAATTGAATTTGGCATCTGTGCATCACCTTTTTACCCATCATTGTAAAACCATTCCTCCAGTCGATATGTTTAATGCCCCGGTTGATGTCTTCGCTGTACCACTGGCAGGAGGCGCTCCACCGGATTCATACTCAGCAATATTGGCAACAACCACAACCGCAGCCTTTGTTATATTTACCACCTGCGGCAAATCCATATTGGCCACGGTATCATTCGCGCCGTGGTAATAAGGTGTCATAGAGTTGAGATCCTCATTTACCTGAACCGCACCTTTGGTACTTCCATCCCCCCAGAGAGAGAAAATGTCCGTCGTATAATCAGAACTGAATGACGAATTTATGACTGCCGTACCTGATATGCTGTACTCGCTGAGTGCGTCTTGAAACATACCGCCTATTGCAGCATCGTTAGCATTGGCAGTATGCGTACCTGGCGATCCTGTCCCGACAGTGAACAGACTATCAGTGGTGCTGTCATAGCCGATAACGTCAAAAACCACCATTGCGTATGGCTCTGCTGCGTTGAAAACATAAGCCGCCGATCCGTACAGGCCCTCCTCTTCGCCAGTGAAAAATACAATCTCAACTGTGCGCTTAAAGTCCTCGCTCCCGAGGATCTCTACCAAGTGCATGAGCAGTGCCGTACCGGAACCATCGTCGTCAGCCCCAGGCCAGAATGAATCAATATGGGCACCAAGGACAACCTCGGAAGTAGGGTAAGTGGTGCCGGTCTTGGTGCAGATAACATTCCGGTTTGAGTACCCGCCATCGCTCCAGTTTTCGTATTGGACGGTCCATCCATAAGCTGCGCAATGCTCATAGGCCCACTGAGTAGCGCGAGTGATCTGGGTTCCTGAGTTGGTGGCCCTTGAGGAAAGGGTATAATTGCTACCACCGACAGTTATCTGAGCCTGGCCTGTTAGCTTGTTCAGGTAGCCGGTAAGGGTGGCCTGGTTGACCTCGCTCACCAGAGAGGCCACGTCAGCGTTATATGAGACAGATTGGAAAGCCCCGTAGCACTCAAGTGGGAGCAGGATAAACAGCGCAATAAGTGCCCTATTGAACATATATCCTCACCCCCAGCGGCCCAGCGCCCAGGTCTGAATACGTTTCGGAATCGGTGCAAAAGGTTGAATATGAGGCTGACGCTGTACCCAAAAGGCCGGACGATCCCGCAGCATATGTAAAGTATGTCTGATTCGCGGCGCTGGATGCTACAGCAATCCCGATGGTATTGCCGGATGTAACAGCCAGTGGAGTAGCTAGAGTCAACTCGTTCCAGCCCACGATCATGGCGGCATTCGTGACCGTAAAGCATTCGTGTATGGCCGAAGACTGGTTGAACACTATAACTTTGAGGTTGGCTGTCCCTTTTGTCGTTACTTTAACCCCGATCTTCGTCAGACTGCCAGTTGCGCCTGCTGTAGTGATGGAGTTCATCGCCTCGCCTGTGGACAGGGTTATGTCTGTGTTTGGATAGGAATCGGAACCTGTGGAATAGTAATAGGTTCCGCTGGTGGCATAAGTCTTAAACCCTGGCCCCGGCCCCATCCCCTGACCAGCGCAAGCCAAAGAGGGGAGAAGCAGCAGACATAACAGCAGGTTCCAGATCATCGCTGCACCCTCCAGTTGAGGGTGATTGCACCCGGAGTGATAGAGGCGGCAGTGAGATTGCAGACCTTGTAATTTACGTTATTCGCGCTCGGATAAGCAATGATCGTGAGCATCCCGTTGGCAGTCGGAGCGTATCCTGTAACTCCTGTCGGATCGCCGTTGAATCCCCAGTTGATTACATCAGTAGTTGCTGTGCCGGTTGCCGCTGTGGTCACAGCAGTAGCACACGCCCCGGATGCAATCGCGCCTGTTCCAAGAGCAGAAGTGCCCGAGGCTACGGTTGTCGTCGGCCCGCCAGCAGATCCGGGCGCGCTTGCCAGCATCGTACTTACTCCAGTCCCTGGCGTAACCCCGGCCCATGTCGTCAAATCAGCGTCATAGGCATTGTAGTCGGAGGATGTAGATGCTACGGAGACAGTCCCGTTGGCATCAGTTTTCACCAAACCAGCAGTCAGGTCGAGCACCTGGACCTTGCCGTCATAATCGGCATCAAAGACAACGGCCCAATCATGCAGGTTGTCTTTTGCCGCGCCGTTGGCCGTGTCGCCGTTCCACGCAGCCCCCATTGCCTCGTTCTCAACTTTCAGTGCAAGCTGCGAGCCAATCTTATCAATCGACCACAGCCTGAGATTATCCTCAGCCGCCCCATAGATTACAGTATCATCTATCAGATTCTCGCCGGTCGAGGGTTGGGCAGTCGTCAGGATTTTCATGTCCGACAAGGCTCCGGCAACGAAGCTGATACCTGTGGAATTGGCTTTTAAGTCGAGAGCGGTCTTGGTTGCTTTGGCAGAGGGAAGCGAGTCATCTGAAGCAGATACAGCCGACAAATCAGTATCTAGGGTATAGCTCGTGCCCCAGGCACTACCGGTTGAGTTGGGAATACCTGCGCCTGGATAGACCATGCCACCACCACCAGCTTCGTCCCGAACCTCTTGGATAGCTAACTGAACAGTGCTGGAAGCGATAGTACCGTTCGGCGTGAAGGAAACTTCTACCGCCGTCTGGTCGTCGGTAATCGTCGGTTTGTTGGCTATGGATGATCCGCCAGAACCAGAGTTCCAATCAATATACTGCGCGGCCAACCCTGCTGCTGTGCCAGAGGTATTCTGGTTGAGAGTCGGAATGTCGGCTGCAACCAATGCCCTGAATGACGGCACCCCCGCTGATCCATTTGGAGCTGCAAAAACGTAATTGGCTGTCTGGCTATCAAGGGTGAGTTGTTGAGTTGATAACCCGAGTAGATTATTCCCCAGATTAGCATCGAGGCTCACGGCATCGTGAGCGCCGCCTGAAGGAGTGGCCCACGATGGAGCAAGTGCAGCGCCGTTGCTCTTGAGATATTCGCCATCTGCACCAAGGGCAAGCTCTTTAACATCACCCGAAGCATCCGAGTAAAACAACCTCCATGCGGTTTGCGCGATGAATGATGTCAAGTTGGTGTAGCCTCCTGACAGTGATTCAAACTTGTCTCGGATTGCGTTCTTCGTTGCTGCGTCGGCATTAGCGTCCCATGTCCCGGCATCGTAGGCAACATCACTTGGGGCTGTACCAGATCCACCCTGCAAAACCCATGTGTTCGCTGTCTCACAGGAATACAACCGTTGCCCGGATGTGGCGTTGGTATCAACAAACAAATCGCCAACAGAGCATGTCCCTGGTGTAGCATCCTGACTATACAGGGTGTTATCTCCCACGACGACCTGAGTAGTAGTTGACATATTCCCTAGGCTGTCAGTCATTATCGGCCATGTACCCGAGGCAGGAAGCGATACCGGCCATTTCATTCCCAGATTCGCCGTGTTGTTCCCGGCTGCGATGGTGAACGGATGCACACCATCGTCTGACATAAAATACACATAGTCGGCAATGTCGAGGTTGGCAAAGCCGGGACGGTCTGTAGTGCCAAGACCGAGAGAAGTGCGCCCAGCAGCAGCGGTTGCATCATCGAGCAACCCAATACCGAAAGCTGTAGTCGTCAAGGCTGCGATGGAAGTCAGGTCTGCGTCGGCAGTCTGCTTGAGTTCTAGCGAGGTTTCCAAGGATTGCAATGCAGCCTTAACCGTAGAAGAATCGGCAACGGTTACTCCTGAAAACACACCGAGACTGGTAGCCGCTGCCGCAACTCCCGAGAGAGTTTGCAGGTTGCTAACCTCTCCGAAGTTGGCATTTAGCTTGTTTTTCTCGGCCCCCCACAATACTCCCGCGCCCCCAAGGATGGTTTGCTGTGCTGCTTGCGCCGAATAAGCGAAAAGTGTAATCGCAAGTGCTGTCAGTATTTTTTTCATGGTTTTTCCAACTCAAGGTTATCAAGCATTTCCAGATTATCAAGCATCTCAAGTTGGCTAGTTAGGGTTATATCATCCCCCAAACTGATGCTTTCGGCTATCGAGTTAAACAAATTCATGCAGATACTCTGTGCTATCTCTGCCACATCAATCCACCAACTGCACACCGACTGCGTTCCCAGTTACACCCTTGACAAATTGCAACGTAATGGGACTGTCGATCTTCAGCGGCTGAGACGTTGCCGACATAACGACTGCCACACCTGTTGAGTCGTATAGAGGCAGAACTTCTCCGTCTTCGTCAACCACGTTTACCGCGATAGTCTCAGCGACCAGCACGCCAGCAACCTTAACAGTTTTCGGTAATGAGTGAGCTGGAAAATAATGCCTTGCAGTCAAAGCTGCAGTTTGTTTTGGAATAATCATACTCATGGTATTCTCCTAGATGATAATCATGATTAGATGGAAATTCATATTAACCTAAAACCTGTAATAATAAAGTTTCCCTTATTATTACAAGTTCTTTTTTAATATGGACTAGGCACCAGTTATTAACTCACAGTACATACAGAAGAAATCAGAAGAGAGCCATCAGGCTTAACAAAAACAACCCAATAATTATCAGCAGTAGCAGTAATAGTTAGTCCCAATAATCCAGCAGCAGTAGTAGTAAACAAACTCGGTCCTGCACTACCAAGATTCTTAAGTGCGCCATTAGTCAATACAGCAAGCGTTGTATCAGCCAAATCATTTGTCAGTCCAGTAGCAACTTCGCTTAAGTAAAGCAACCCAGACACAGGAGCCGTAAGAGCATTACCATTAACATCTTTGAAAACAAATTGAACTGCACAGGAACCTGATGCAGGTGTAGCAGTAGTCGTTACAGATGCGAAGGCAGGAACTAATGAAGTACCTTCAAAAGTCGGACCGGTTCTACTAAAAGAATATTTTCCCATTTTACCACCCTTTCCTTAGAGCAGCGTTGGAAGATTGGGTCCTTCCAACGCCAGTATTAAAATTAGACTTGGGCGTTCACTTATGAACACCAAGTTATCATGCAGCACCAGGTGAACCAAAAATACCTCGCGGATCCGACCAACCAAACGAACCTCGGAAAGTTGCTTTGAACTTAGCATTCTCAGTATCGAAGTCATTCTCAGTACCAAACGCATCCGGCCGGCGTTCCATATACTTCAGGCCATCAGGGCAGTTGGTCTTAATAAACCATGCATCACTATCAGTAAGATAATGATTCACAGCGATGCCTTGTGGGAACTTCTTCGAAGCACGAATAGCATTGATATCATTATTCGCGCTGCCGGACTGCCCGATAGATTCGAGAATTCGCATAGCGTCGAACTCAAGTGCAGTAGGAATGATCAACTTCTGAGGCATAATAGCAATCTTGAGTCCACGATCAGTGGTAAATGCAGCAATGTCGATACATGCCTGCTCGAGGGCTGCTTCGCTGAGGTCAGCAGCAGTCGCAAGTTCATTCCGCCAAGTTCCGCCGGACTTATTCGGATGATCAGTAGCACAAAGCTCCTTGCCATCACTATTAGTACCCATAGTATAAGCAGCAGTAAAGGCCCTATTAAGAATATTTGCTCCAATGATCTCTTTGGTCTGCCGGATGGAGAAGGCCAGTGCATTCGCACGACGTAGCGCAACAGTAACAGCTATACCATCTTCATACATTTCCCGAGTAATAATAAACCCAAGGCCGTACGTTACATGAGTGTAGCGACTAACAAATCCCTGCTCCTGCTCATCATAAGCAATCCCAGCTCCCTCGGTTTTTACTGCTGCAAGACCGAACCCAGTTACGCCGGCTTCCTCTTCGAAAGCCTTTGTAGAGTTACCTTTTTCAAAAATATCCAAATATTCAATCGGATACTCTTTATATTTCTGGCCGAACCAAGTCTTTACACCAGGCACCAGATCTTTTGCAAAATTACTAGTAGTAATAATACCCATCAGTTATCTCCTTATACGTCAGTTGCAACTAACAATTCATGCTCAACAATGAGAACTTCCCATTTGCAATTAGTCCCAAGTGCATTATCTTCGCGATCAACAACACGCAAAATCTTACACTGACCATTACCATCAGTTGCAGTATCACTTGAATCAAGTTCCATTGCAGACTTTCCAGTAGCAGTACTACCAGACCCAACTACAAGATTCGTAGAAAGACCTACCTCAGTAGCTGCAAGATTATTTCCAGTACTATCTTCCTGAATTTCAAAGATAACAAAAGGATCATCAACTACAAAAACATACATTGCAGTCGAAACAGGACGATAATCACGATTCGGTGTATCAGGATGAAGCATCGTATAAGGATTATCACCAAAACCAACAACAACACCACGAATAAGATCACCAGCAGCAGCCTGAGCTACAGAAGGAAACTTACCAGTAGCATCAGCAGAACCAGCACTTTTAACTGCATCTCCTTTAAAAATAGCAGTACCATCAGTACTAGGAACATAATACGTATTTACTTTTCCATTCCAGGGAGCACCCATCAAATGTTTGATCGGTTTAAGCCCGAAAGGAGTATCAAGATTTGCCATATTTTTACCTCAACAAAGTTTAGTTATTACGAAATAGTCACACTTCCAGACAAGCCATCTCTACCCTCTCCACGAGAGTTCCGCTTAATTTGGTTTTCTACCTCACTAATCTTGGCTTGTGATTCGGCTCGGTCTGCCTCATAAATCTCTTCTGGGATCTCCATTAGAACAGCTCGCTGA